AACAGTCTTAGCATCTGCGATTGCTTCTGCAAGCAAGTCTCTGTTTGTTGCCATTTTTTCCTTAATTTGTTTTTGTTGGAAATACGCTTAATGTGAAGGAATCTTCGAAGCGTAATAAGTTTTATAAATTCAATGCCTCATAAATTTGGGCACATTCTAATATACATATATGCAAATATATCAAAAATACAAAGAAAAGTAAAAGCGCTCCTTTTTTAAGGGAACGCTTTGGCCTAAATATATTATATAAAGGGGGTTATTTTTTATTACGAAATTTTCTTAATGCTTCGTTTACTAATTTTTCAATTGATTCTTGTTGTGGTGCTGGAGTGGATGATGCTGCTGTAGCTGCTGGATCTTTTTTATCTTTACCTTCAAATTCTTTTACATCTTCTGGTGTCATTTTGGTAATTTTTTTATTTTGCATAAAATTTACTATATCTAATAATGCCTTATCATATCCATATTCACTTCCTGGATATATTTCTGGCCATTCTTTAGCTGCTTGAGATATAGGTATCATTGTTGCTTCTGTTGATACAAGACTGGGGTCAACGTCGTTTTCCTTTTTCATATCTTCTACATTCATTGGTTCTTCTTTGCCGGCATTACCATCTGTTTCTTTGGCTTCCCATTTTCCCCCTTTAATATCCCATATAAATCTCCCCCCAGCTTTCATTGTAGGAATATCTTTACTAAAATCAAAAGTATATGTTTCTTTAAAAATAGCACCACCAGAACTACTTTTTGCATTTTTAGGAAAAGGTATTTTTGTATTTACATCTCCACCCGCTAATAAATAATCTTGTACTTCATTTTCAAATGGACCTGCTCCTCCTCCTTCCATCCCAAATGAAAATATTTCAGCTGGGTTTTTTGTAATTCCCATTTTAGCTAATAAATCTTGTGCTAATTTGCCTTGTTCGCTTTTACCTTTAATACCAGCTGCTACGTTATCTAAAAATCCTTCTTTGATAATACCAGCTAATATCTGCATTCTTTTAAATTCTTCGTTTATTAATTTTTTCATTTTTATGTTTTATGTTTTATGTTTTGTTTATAAATATATTAAAATATTGGACAAGAACCATTTGAACAAAGTATTTCAGTTACAATAGAATCTACTTTATTATATGGGTTTAATGTTGCTATTTTACCTTCATTTAATGGAGTCATATATGAACCTGGGTTAGATGGTGTTGAAACAAAATCCCAACATAATAATTCAAAGTCATCTTGTACTTCTAATACTTCACCTACTTGTTTTAAACTACCCATTCCACGAGATGATACACCTACGCTAATACCACTCATAATAAGTGCTTTTAAGATGTTTCCTGATGGTGTTGGTAATATTTCTATTTTACCTATTACTTTATCTCCGTTCCACCAAATTTTCTTGATGTTGTGAGATACGTTTTTTAAGTTAATGATTTGAGAGTCTGGATGATCTAATTCACCTAATGCTCTATTTTCTCTAACCAAAACGTTGTATTTATCAATTTCGCGATCCCATAATTCTTTTGGATAGTATCTACCGTTTCCGTTTTTCACTTCACACGTAGCTAATATACCTTCAACTAATGGGTTACCAGATACTCTATCACGAGACTCGTTAAGAGACTGTGGTGATATAGCAAATGGAGTAACTTCTATAAGTAATGGTTTCATATTAATATCCGTGTTTTTTTAAAATTCCATCAACTAATTCAAAATATCTTCTTTTAGGGTCTGGTTTATCTTGGGTCATTTCTCTATAATAATTTTTGATAGATTTCCAGTTACCTGTAGGTACTTCGTTTTCTACATATTTTTTTAATCTAGCATCTAAATCAGTTTCATTTTCAGTTATATTTCTGTTGTATACTGGTAATTTAGAGAAAACCGTACCGTCTTTTTTAGCTATTTTATCTAAATCTTCAACTTTTACTTCTCCAGATGTTAATTTTTTTTCTAAAAATACTCCTGAGGATATGTTGTTTTTTGATAAAAATTCTCCTTTATCAGTTGAAAATTGTTTTAACCAATCAAATAATGTATTCCAATCATTAGCACCTTCGTTTAATGATTCTCTAATCATTGTTCTAACCAAAGAAATTAATTTAGATTCTTTTAATAATTCTGCTTCTAATGATTTAATTTTTGCTTCAATTTCAGCTTTATGTTCGTCGTTTTTAGCTAACATTAAGTCATGTTCTAAATCAGCTATTTGATCGTAAACTGCTTCGTTTTCATTAACTACACCTTCTTGTAACTTCATTGTTTTTTCAGTACCAGGTGTTTTCATTTTTTTAACACCAGCTGAATTTTGAGGAGTTGTAGGCATTTCTTTAACTTTTTTAGGATCTGAGGTTTTAGCTTCTTTATCACCTAATGAGTCTTGAGTGTTTGATTTTGGTTCTTTGATTTTTACTTCAGTATCCAAATCACCATATCCTGATGATTTAAATTTACCTTTAGGTTCTTTTGGAGTACCTAAACCTGGTGCTTCAGTAGTAAATCCTAATCCTTTTTCACCAAACATACCATCTTTAGTATAGTGTAAACAATCTTTAGCTAAGTTTTTAACAACCATAGCTTTAATTTCATCACCTGTTTTGTCGTGGTTTTTTGGATCTTTTAACTCAGCATAAAATCCTTTCATGATTTCATTAAAGTTAATATTATCAGCGTTTTTCATGTCTACATTATCATAAGCATGTTTTTGAATATCAATAACACCTTTAGATGTTGTTTTTTCCTCTGCTTTAACTTCTTCAGCTAATATTTTTTTCCAATTGTAGATATCAAATCCTTTAGTGACAACATTAGTCTTTGATTCACTGATGATTTGTTTAGATTTTAATACGTTTGTAACGGTATTGAAATCAGAATATTGATTAAAGTGTTGAGGGAATAATGCTCTAGCTTGTTTTAAAAACTGAGCCTTGTTTCCTTTACCTTCGTTAATTTGGTTGTAGTGTTCTTGTAATGTTGCCATTTTATTTTTTGTCTTTAAATAATGTTATTAAGTCGTTTAAATAATCTACTGCTAAATCCGTGCCATATTTAATTTTAAAATCAGGAGACATTTTATAGTACTCCATAGTTTCTGTTTTAGCTTTTTTTAGTAACGGAAGTAAAGTGTTTATCTTATCTTCTATTTTATCAAAATCTGTTATTCTAGTATCTACAAATTGTTTTAAAGCTGGGTCTGATAAATTTAATGAATCAACATATGCTTGTGAAGATTCTTCATTTTCTTCTAGTTTTTTAGTCCATAAATCTTTATGTTCTAATCCTTTAGCTTGTTTATGTAATTTTTCAGCGTCAACTGGTTTCCAACCTAATTTGTAGTAATAAATGTTTTTAGCACCTTTAGCTTTTTTGTTTGGATTGAATGCATATTTGGTAGCATAATTAGCACCTTCACCAGGTGAAAATGAACCAGCACCTGCACCCGCACCAGTAGAACTTTCTTCTTCCAATGCTTTACGTACAAGATCTCTAACTACATTTTCATCTATTGTCTGAAGTTGTTTGTATTGGTTTGGATATTCTCTTCTAATGTGAGTTCTGAATGTATTGTATAAAGTATTAAACCATCTACCTACTTCCATTAATTTAGGATCTTTTCTAACTTCTTCGTACGTTACAAAATCCTTAAGAGCTTTATTAAGTTCCTTAAATCTTTTGTATACTAATGCATAGTCAGCTTTGTATTTAACATCCCAAGAAATCCTACCAGTTTCCGGGTCGGTTTCAGGTTGGGTAGTATCAAATCCAGTTATTTCTTTATCTTCCATTAGTTAAATGTAGTTCTTCTAGTAAATCACAGTATTGAAGTAAATTTACTATTTGATCGTTAGTTACTTTATCATTTTTACCTAATTCAACTAATAATGTTGTTGCTACCTCGTTAATTTTAATTTTAGTAACTTTATTTTTAGTTGTTTTATTTAATGTAACAAGTTCACTTTTAATTTCGTTAATTTTACTATTGTAAAATTCTTTTAATTTACTAGTGTTATCTACATTGTTAATGTATTCTTTAAGAATAGATTTTTTATTAGCATTGAAATCAGCATACTTATCGTTAAATCTTTCTAATAAAATTTTATAAGCTAAAATACGAGTATCTTTATCTTCCTTAGCAAATTCATTCATGAATGTATCCGTTGGTTTAGCAGATTTAGTAGCTGCAGATAAATGTTCTAATAATACTAATTTATTAGTTATTGTTTGTTCGTGAGATGCGTTTTTACTATCGCTATATGACTCAATTAACGTGTAAATTGCAGCCTGAGATTTGTAATTTGGAAGTTTAATTTTAAAGAATTCTTCTAAATTATAATGTTTTTTAATCTCATTAATTAAATTATACTTTTGTTTTTTAAGCGACGTACGATTTAATTGTTTAGCACTTTCTAGTACTGTATTAATTATAAGTTCTGCTTTACCTTCTGACAAATTGGTGCGCTTAAGTAAGCTATCATATAATTTGTATTCACGGCCTAATTCTGTTTTACTAAAGTGTTTCTTTAGTATGTTAGTTGCCTCAGAATTTTTACCAGATAATGTATCTGCTGTAATCTGTCTAACTAACAATTCGAATAAAATGCCCGTGTTTTTGTACTTAGAATGTTTTATTAGCATTTAAAATAGTTATTTTGTTATAAATATATAAGGAAATATTAATCTCGCAATTGATTAGTATCAAGTAGTGATTCTTTAGCTTTATCAGTTTGGAATACTAATTTTTTATCTAACCCAGTTAAGAATTGTTTATTTTTTAGGTATGTAATTTGAGCATTTTCATTGATTTTACCATTGTATTTTTGTTGATCATCGTTTTTCATTGAATCTCTACCTAATCTATCTTTACCAAACACATTATCTTGTGTATTAATATTTGATACTTTTTTCTCAGGACGTCCTAAAGTAGCATCATCTCCATATCCCGCTGGTACATTTCCCGGGTCAGACATTGTTCTACCTTTACCATATAATGAAGCTAAATCATGTGGTGTACCATAAGATTTACCTGTTTCTAATGGATCATTACCTTCTTCAGTTACTTGACCTAATCTGAATTTACGTTTAGCATCTTGTAATATTAAATCTCTATATTCATCAAATTGATCTTCACTGAAGTGGAATACATTGTGGTAAATCCAATCAGTTGGTAACAATTGAGCTTCCATAATATTTTTAGCTAAATCAACCTTTTCTTTCATTAACGCAATACGTTCTTGATCGTAAATAATTGATGGAGTTGTTAATGAAATCTCAAAATTAGTTAATGATTCGCCTGTAAATCCTTGAGTATATAAATGTACTAATGCTATCTTATTTAATTCAGATAATATAATACGTTGAATTCTATCAATTGTACGAGCAAAACGAATATCTTCAGCTGCTAATGTTGCTTTACCAGTTAAATCTTTTTCATAACCCATAAATGCTTTAGGTACTTTAAGGGCAGCAAACAATTTATCTCTTAAATATTCAACATCTTTAATACCATCATATTCTAAGCCTTTAGTAGTATCAATTTTAGTTGATGTATCATTACCACGAACCGGGATATAAAAATCTTCTAACATGTTTTGCATGTTATATTTTAAATTATATTCACCAGTTTGATGATCCATATATGGAGTTTTCTTCATTGTAGATATTGTCTTTTTCATGAAGTTTTCTACTTCATTTGGGGCAATAGCTCCTACATTGATGTAAAATACACGTTTTTCTGGTGCGCGAGAGATTCTATGAATTAACATAGCATCTTCCATTAATGTATATTGTTTAAATAACTTACGAGCTGGTTCAAGATATGAACGACCATAAGGAAGATAGTTAACATCAGTTAATAACCTAAAATGAGCCATTTCGAAGTTATCAAAAGTAATTGCATTTTCGTTATTATATTGTTGGTTTGGAACTGTAAATTGTCCTGTACCTCCAACATAACCATCCGGGCTGAATACGAATCTTATTGCTTGTGGATTTTCTTTGTCATAATTTTCTTGACGCATGATGTGATATGCAGTGTAAGGAATAACATTATATACTCCAAATTTTTCTGAAATGTCTAATTTTAAGAAAAAATCCCCATATTTACACATTTGTCTAACCCATGACCACATGTTAAATTCTATGTTTAAAACATCATAGAATAAGTTATATAATATTTTTTGTACATCTTCATCTGAACTACGAATTTGTAATACTTCACCCATTTCATTCTTTAATGAACATTCATCAGCGATAATATCTAATGCTGAAGCGATAATAGCGTCAGTATCCATTACATCATAATCAGAGTATAATTGTGCTCTTAAGTATTGGTAGTTAACATTTAACTGTTGACCATAAAGTGAGGTAGCGTTTTGAGAATAAATTCTGCTATACTTATCACTTAATGAGTTGGTTTGATATTGACCACTATTTTGAATAGAGTTAACATCAACTACTTTAATGTCGTTTCCACCTTCATTTCGGATAATTACATCCGTTGAAAATAATCTTTTTAGTCTTGAAAATATGTCTGTATTTGCCATAATTAATATTTATTTTTATTTCTATTTCCTATTTGATTTATATAACCAAAGGATTCTGCTATTTCTGTTGTTTTAAATAATGGTTGTAAATTTGTATAATGAAAGCATTGTTTTTGTTCTTCTAATTTTGTTAAATCAAAATTTGCACAAGCTTTTATATGATCTATTTCCCACATTGTTCCATGGTTTTCCCAAGTCATTTCAGGTTTAAATTGTTGTTCTAAATGTAATTTACATTTTTCAATTGTACACCCTATTAGATTTTTAATTTCTTTTATTTTATATCCTTTTATAGCTAATTTAAATCTTTGTCTTAATAGTATTCCTAATTTAAATTGAGGATTTTCATGGTATTTATTTTTTTGGTATTTATTTAATTTTTTTCTATTATCTTTTCTCCAGTTTTTTAAAACTTCTTTATTTTTTTTATTATATTCTAAAAAATGTTGTTTATTGTTATTATAATATTCTTTATTATAATTGGATATTTTTTCTTTATTTTGATCTCCCCATTTTTTAAAATATTCTTTATAATATTCTTTATATTTTATACTATTTTTTTTACTATATTTGTTTTTACATGATTTGCATGTATTTTCGTATCCTGTTTTATTCTTATTTGATTTATAAAATTTTGATAAATCTTCAATTTTTTTACACTTAATACATTCTTTCATTTTATTATAAATATATTAAAATCTAAAAAAGCCAAGAAATATCTTCACTTTGGTTGTTACCTACAATCATAGAGTATGGATTATCCTTTCCCGATGCGAAATAAGCCCCTTGATGTGGAGTTGGTCTTGATATATTGTTTATTGCTGCTTTAGTTAATTCTATTCCTTGTTGTTTATTTCTTAATGCTGTATCTCTAACGTACATTGCTATACTATAAGACATAACTAAATCGTCATTGTATCCTGATTGTGCTTCTGCTCTACCGTTTCTCCAGATAAATACTTTCATTTCTTCTATCAAACGTTTTGATCTAAGTATAACACTGTGATCGCCAAAATATTCTCTTCCTTTATTAATTAATAATGGACGAGTTCTTAATGACATAGTAAAACCGGGTGTTAATTTAGATTGATCTTCATATTGACTAAGATACGAATCAGAAGCTGAGGAATCACTCTTAGATGAATAATATAAATTTCTGTATCCTCTTTCTATAATTGAATCTAATGTCGACCAACCAATGTTTGCATTTTCAACTACTAACATTGCTTCGTTATATTCGGTTGCTATACCTACTAACATATATCCAAATTCTTTAGGGGATATTTGTCCTCTATATTCAGCTACTTGTGCATTAGTTTCTAAATCGAATATATGGAATGCGGAATAATCCTTTCCATCTCCTCTAGCAACGTCAGCTGATACTATATAATTTCTTGTGTAATCTGGAGATTCCCATATCCATAAGTTTCTGTCTACTCCTCTTCTTTCCATTGGATCAACTACATGAGTAGTACTCATATATTCAAGATGTTCAGGATAGTATACTACATCACCTGATGTTGTAAAGTCACAATCACATTCTTGAGCTGCTAATCTAGGATCACCTAATTTTCTATCTTGTTCTTTTCTCCAACTTTCATCTCGTTCTGGATGTACATACCAAGGTAATTTAATTGGTAAAAAGTCATTATTTTGGGATTCTGCTTCAACCCATGTTTTATGGAACCAGTTACCTGTACCAAATGGAGTTGATAATACAATCGCTCCACCACCAGTAGCTAAGGTTTGTTGAGCTGAAGCCCAAATTGGTTCAATGTTTTCAATAAACGCAGCCTCATCTATTATTAATAAAGATACGGCTTCAGATCTACCTGCATCACCAGCTGCTGATACAGCTTTAACTTGTGATCCATTAGTTAATCTTAATGTTAATTTATTATTTTCTTCATGTGGTACTCTTAACCATGATGGTAAATTGTCGTACATGAATTTTACTTTAGTTACCATGTTTTTAGCAGTTTCTTGCTTGGTAGCTAAACAAAGTACGTTTTTGTCTTTATGGAAAGTCATTAACCATAAAGAATATCCTGCTGCTAATGTTGATATACCTAACTGTCTAGATTTTAATACTATAGAATATGGATTATCTTTCCATAAATTTAATACTTTATCTTGAAATGGATATAAATTGAATATAACTCGTCCTCTTTGAGGATGTTGGATATTACAGTACTTACGCATAAAGTGAGCAGGATCTTTTGCACACTTAATGTATTCGTCCCTTATTATTTGTTTTAAATCTTGACTCATAGGGTCTTATATACTCCAAATAATAGAGATGCTACACCTATTGTAATAATTACTCTTTTACTCAGTTTTTGTTTTTTAAGTTGTTTTTTAAATAAATCAATTTCCTCGTCTTTATTTAAAAGAAGTTGATCGTATGGTAGAATTTTTTGCTTTAATATCTAAATCTTGTGTATTAGAAATACGTTTTAATATAGATACAGAATCACGAGCAATACTTAATTGAGATTTTGTAAAATCAAAATCCGCCTTCATAAGCAAAGCATGTTTTAATGTGCTACAAGGAACACAACAGCTATCTTTATTTAAAGATGTCTGTGAATTCACTAACAACGGCAGTGTTAGAAAGAGCACTAATGCGATTATGTTCTTCATTATATTTTTGTTTATTTTTTTCAGCAACATATTTTAAATTAGCTAATTCTTTTTTATCTGCTTCTACTTTAAGTTTATAAGTATTAGACAACGAATCTAATCTTAGAATTTCTATTTTATTTTGTTTTATACCTAATACTAAAGAATCATTTTTACGATGAAGTTCATTAATTTGATCTTCAAATTTATTTCCACTAGGTTTAAAGTATTGAAATATTATAACAATAACCAATGCAACAATAATAATAAAATAAAATTTATTCTTCATATTACATTACGTCTGAAACTACGTCTTTTAAGCTAACACCTTTATCTTTAAATAATTTTTTAACATCTTCTCTTGCGATTAATTGTTTTAAAATTTTAAAGTCATCTGATGCTACTCGTTTTGCAGATGGTAGTTTTTTGATTTTCCCTACTTTTGCTGCTATACCTGCTTTAAGTTTAGTATATTTTTCTTCATCTGCTGGAGATAATTTTTTAGCATTTGATTTTCCACCTACTACTTTTTCAGCTTCTTTATCTGCAGCTTTAATATCTATTGCTTTAGGTTCTTCTTCAGTTGAATCTTCCTCTTCTGGTTTATAATATTCATCATCAGCTGCAACTAATTCATCATCATCTACTTCTTTGTCTTCTGGGTTGTCAGTTACTTTTGGGATACCAATATTTGCTAAATCATCTTCAGGTGTAATTTCTTCTGGTTCTGCTTCTTCTCTTGGAGGTGGTCCTGAAATAGCACCTAATTCCATAAGTTCTCTCATGATTGGATTTAATTGAGATGGAGCTTTAATACCTACAGCCACCATTATTTCTTTTGGTGTTACACCTGCATCACCTGCTTCTTCAATTTTATTTAAAATTCTTTCAATTATACTACCTGCATACGCACTTTTAATAGCAGCAAAATTAGGGCCGGCTTTAAGATTATTACCTTTACGAGCTTCTTCAAGATCAGATTCATTTGTAGATGTTTTTGTAGATGCATCAACTACTGACGCTGCTAATTTTTCTTTGTTTACAGCTATAGTAGCAGCAATTTGTGCTTTTTCTAATGGATCTTTTGTAATTGCTAATTGTTTATTAGCATCAGCTAATTTTTGCTTATTTAATTGTATAGTTAGCTGATTGGCTTTTAATTCAGCTGGTGATAATTCGTTAATAATTTCTTGACGAACGTATTCATATAAATCTTTGCGTTTCATTTATGTAGAGTTTTATTATAAATATTACAAGTTTAAATAAGATTGTATTTGTCTAACTCTATCCTCATTAGAACCCGTTATAATACCAAAATTTTGAATACGGTCTAAATTTAAAGAACATAAATGCTTAATGGTTTTATCTATCTGTTTACGATATTCAGCATCAGTAGTACGTACGTTATTATCTTCAATATCAACACCTGATGGGCTAACATAAAATATCCAATCATATTCATCGATAAAACGTGAAGCATATTGTTCAAATCCATTTTTATCTGCGATGTCAATTGATTGAGCATTAAGTGTAAATGCCATAACATCTATCACTGTTCTATCCGTTATAACGTTTGTTTGAATTAATTCACTGCATCTTTCTGCTAAGAATACTGTTTGTCCCTTTAATGTACTGTCTGTATTTAAAGGTATACCTAAATCACGTAAATATTTACTACGTTCAGTAGAAAAATTGTAATGTTTAAATTCAGGTAATTCTTGTAATGATTTTACTAATGTGGTTTTTCCAACCGAGACTGTTCCTGTAAATCCTATTTTCATAACTTTTGTTTTTATAAATATACAAATGAAGGCTTGGTAATCCAAGCCCTCTAATTTTATCTACCTCTTCTTAATACTCCACTATCTACTAAACGTCCTAATGGTGGATTAATTTCTTGTGATGTTTTGTTTTGTCTATGTTCTTCAGATAATTTATCTAATAAATCCATAAGTAAAATACCAGTTTCACCTGCATCTTTAATAGCTTGGATTGCATTACCTATCCACTTAAATCTTTCAGTTTGAGCATATGAACTGATTAGCGCATTAGCTTTTGTTAAGTCTCCAATTGTATAAGATTGAGCTGGCCGAGCCATTTCCTTT